GTAACAGCTTGCTTTTGCAACTGACCTTGTATTTTTTCAGAACGTCCTTCTTGCAGAACTCTGCTTGTTGAAGTTACTGTTGTTCCATCAACTGTTGTTGTTAGTTTTTGATTTGCATCTGTAAGAATATCATTCATCTCAGCAATAGTTCCAAGAAAAGCTTCTGGATCATTATTTCGTAAAGCTGATACAAGACTAGCTTGATATGCTTTACTGCGAGGAGAAAAAGGATTTAGTAGTGAGTTAAGTTCAGTATTCAATCTAGCTTGCTCAGCATCCAGAGCATCAACAGAAGTATCAATCGCATTGCTAAGAGTTTGAGCTTCAAAAGTATTCAGTCTATTCTGTGCAACAAATATATTGCTTGCTTGCTGTCTAAACAACACTTCACCAGAAGGTGACTCTGCCGCTATCTTTGCAAGCTCTGCTATTTTTCTATCGATAGAATCTGGCGAAGATGAAGGATCAGGATCAACATTCAGATTATTTGTCATCTGAACATTTAATCTTAAAGCTTTCATTTGATCTGATGTGTTTGGTGATGAATAAAGTTTCTTAAGTTGTCTTGTAATTTGAGATACAGCAAGCTCTGCTTTTAAATCTGTATCTAGTTTTTCCGCTGATACTTTTATACCACCTCTTACTTGTCTACTAGCTGTAGCTCTATTTAACAATCCTTGATGATGCTCATCAGTATCTAAACTTTTGATGAGTTCAAGAACTGTATCAGCACTGCTACCAGAAGCTATTGAGTTCAAATTAAGTTTATGTTTTTCAAAATCTTCAGCAAGTTGCAGATTACCAACGCGTATTCTATTATTAATCATCTGTACTTGGAGTCGAGAAGCAACTCCTGATACATACTTTGAACCTTGAGAACCAATCATTGACTTGTATTCACCAGAATACGGAGCGGCAAGTTCGTTTATAAACTCACCCATTTGTTCTTCAAACTTCTTTGGATTGTTAGGAAATAAAGCACTATATTTGGAACCTTGCATTTCCAACTTTTGGCTAACAATGGAACTAAATCTTCTTTTCAATTCATCTTTAATAACAGCCTGACTAGTCATGCCATAACCTTTAGCTGGCAATGCTGTTACTAAATTATCAACAAGATTTACTGGTTTATTATTTTCATCAAGACCAAAGATCTCATCATCATCTAAGCTCGATATGAACTCACGACCTTTCTCTTGAGCTTTCTGTCCAGCTATGCGAAACGCTTGGTTGCTTAAATTTGTAAATACTTGTGCAGTTTGACCCAAGTCATTTGCAACACTCATGTCAGCTCGGATAACTCCAATTCCACTGCTTTGTATTTGTCTTTTATATTTTTGTACCATATTTAACTATTCTGATAATAATTCATTGCACCACTTAGAACTGTTGATGCCGCTTGCAAACCAGCAGTTTGAACAGCAGATTCACCAGCTCTCAATGTACTTAGTTTTCGTAATCGTAATTGTTCTTGTTCAGCTAAACCTTTGAAACCAACTCTTTTCAAATCACTACTTGCTAAATCTTTTTGCGATTCTTTAAAAGCAGACAGTGATCTGTCATCATCTCGATTCATAAAACCAAATAAAGATTCATTTGCTTCTTCCGCATCTTCTAGCTGATCAAGAATATCATTATGTGCTTCCATAGTCTGGATCTTACGCTGAAATCTTTCTTGTTCAATTTGTGCGGCTTCAGCTTCCTTCTGTCGTTTTATTTCTTGTCCTCGAGCAACAGTTGCACTTGCACTTAATATTGATCCTATAAAACCTAAAGCTTGAAACATTAGAACGTAACCTCTGCTATAACTGAATTAACTTGTAATGATAACGGAGCTGATTGACTTATTGTTACTTGAGGATCTTTTGAAAATCCAAGTAATCTAAATTCTTTTTTGCCAGTCACAGCTTGTCTTGCCGCACTTAAATCATCAGTAACTTGACGAATAATAAGATTATTACTATTCACAGACACGGAAAGTGTATTCGATAAATCAAGTATAACTTTATTCATACTTCTTGGTTCACCAGTAAGCGGACCAGTTTGTGACATTGTATCTATAGGATTTGAAATAAGCGTAACATCAAACTTAAATCCTATCTCTGCTGATGAAAGAGAATTGTCCACAGCCGATACATCGATGTTGCCACCAGCCACAGTAAACTGACCAAGATAATGAGTCCCACTGACCACATCGAGGACTGCACCGTTAGCGAAATCAGCACTGACGGAGAAGACTCCGTTACTACCAGAATATGTTTTAGCCATATCAGTATTAAAAGAACTATCAAACTCACAGAGAATATATTTATTTGTTCCATCCCCTTTATCAAACTTTACTACAGCATACACTCTTGTATCAACTGTGCAAACAGAATGAAAAGATCCTTGACTTGTAAACTGTGTCCAGCCAAATCGTTGATCACCTCTATTTGAATTAAATACACCAAGCGTTCCATTAGCATCCACAAGAAAATAATAACTCTCAGCACGATCAATACCACCAGCAAGAGTGCTGGCTTGTATAGGATTCTGTATCAGATGAGAAGCAAGGCTTGATATCGGTTGTCCAGTATAAGCATTCTGACCATCATCAAACAGCATCTCTCTCACTATCTCACCAGAACTCTGAACATAAACAGTAGCACCATCAAATACATAAGGTCTTACAAAAGATGAACCAAAAGGAGTTTGTCTTTTGATTGTAGCATTTGTAGGGGTTGTAGGCTTCTCAACAAAAGCTGGTACAATAAATTCATCAGTAGATGTAAATGCTTGTAAGTCTCTGTTAGATACCAGATGTTTAATCGTATTCACTTCTCCGATAGCGGCACGAATATCAATAGAATCATTATCACTGGCATCGCCAATATCAAAGTTAAAAAATTCATTTGATTTGCTAGCCCACAAACCATCAGGTTGTGCAATCGTACCAGCATACCATAATCTATTCTGATGAAATGTTACAGCTCCAGGGAATCCTCTCAACACAGAGTAAGATTGTTCTGACCAATTCGTAGCTGGCGCATGTGTTTCGAGGAAGGGAGTGCCACCACCAGCTACAGAATCGTTCGCATTCGCACCAGCAGTAAATGTAAATGTATTATCATCTATTACTTCTGATACAGTTCTTGCGCCGTTCAAATTAGTATTTGCAATCCCACCAACAGTATTTGCATTGCTTATAGTGAATGCATCACTTGCTGAGAACCCATGATTTACTAACGTAACTGTAACTGTAGCCACACCGTTGTCCGTCCGAAAAGAATCAACCTTTAGTTTTTTCTTTAAAGTTGCAAGACAGTTCCCAGTTGCTTGAGTTGTAGATTGAACAGATGTAATGCTTATTTCTTGATCATGATACTTAACAGTTATACCAACATGTTTTGAATCAGGAAAATTACCCCCTGATTGTGATCCAGTTGTATCCCAATATGGTGCGCTTGTTGTAAGCGTTATGCCATTACCAGAACTGGCAGAAGGGTCGAGAGTAACACCTAGATCTTGAAACTGAAAGTATGGTTGATATATCTTTGCACCAGCAGATTGTGTATCAAATGTTTTTGTCTCCATCTGAAATGAAGTAAGTCCGGTGCGCACAAGCTTACGCACCATAAATGTTTGATGAGCAATAAACATAACATCGCCAGCTTGTGCATAAGTAACTTCATGCATATTTAGATTTGTAATTGGTATTGTTGCTCCACTTGAGTCTGCTGTCAAAGTTGCCGCTAACGTAACATTATTGCTTGTATCGATTTGAAAGACTCTTATCTTTTGGTGTTCCAGAGAAACAATATATCTCTCATCATCAGAAAATATAAATGGTACTATCCTATGTTGTTGGACTTTTGCAGTATCGATTGATGTATCAAACTCAAATATTTTTTTAAGACCAGCGCGTTTTATCACACCACCCTCTGCTCTTAAAAAGAAGTTTTCAATCTTTTGCGCTGAGTTATTATATACTTTCGTATCTGTTCTGGATATAAGGCTAGGACTCACTTCGCCAAACTGAAAGTTAGTGAGAGGTACTTTTGCTTTTTGCATCAGCTCCTCCTAAATGCACTAAATCTAGTTTGTGGTATTGTCCTAGTTGTTTGTTGTTGTGAATCTATGTTTCTAGCTTTTAACATTGCGGCATTTGCCATCTGTGTCATAAGTTGCATAAGCTGACCATCTCTTGCAATCGATGTAGCAAATGCAGAAGCTAAAGAATACTCAAGAGCAATGGTAAAATAACTAGGAAAGTTTTCTTCTGTTGCTCGGAAAGTAAAGTCAGCAATAACTTCATCTTGCGTAGATGTATCAGCAAATATCATATCACCATATATCTGATAATTTATCTGTCCATCATTTACAGTAACAGCATGAACCAGCAATGTATCTGCTGGTAGTTGATATGCAAAATCATATCGACCAGTTGGAGCATCTGTCAATCTGTTTAGAACAGCTTGATCAGTCGCAAATCTCCAACGTGTATTTGATAAAGCACTACGGCAGATATCCTCATAGAGACTTCCAGCTACCAATGATTCTGTTGTACCATCAGTAAAAGAAGTTATCGGTTCAGCTCCTATCAAGATAAGAGCGC